AGGGCCGTCACCAACAGTAGTAACTTCAGTAATAGCGCCAGTAGTTGAATTCTTGCTTACAGTTTTGAAGGTGCTTTCAGATCGTACAGCACCTGTGAAAGTAGTATTAGCCATGTATTTCTCCTGTCTTGGCTAGTGTCTAATGTTCCATGTGGAACGATTAGTCAGGAAAGAAAGGGGGCGCAAAGCACCCCCATATCCGTTAGCTTGATCCGGGTGAACCGTAAATTCCAAGTGGGTCACTTACTCCAAAAGAGTATCGCTCCCTTGCCTTGTATCTCACGTTACCAGTATCAAAGTCTCCGTCCATGCTTGTCTCAAGCGCGGTACGCTCGAAATGCTTCAGACCATTAGGAACATCCGTAATGATGTAGAATGCATTTGAGTCAGTCAAATAGTGATTTACCGCATATCCTTCAGGGATGGCTCCCATATTCTGGATCGCGTTAATGTCATTATCTGCTGTAGCAACACGCTGAGTAGATTCCAGCAATCTAGTTGCTGTAAACATCAAAGCAGGGGGGACAATCAAACGTCGAGGTCTAGCAGCAATTAACAGACCACGCTCATCAGTAAAGGCAGCAATATCAATAATTGCATTTTCTAAGGATGTTTCGTTTAAGTCTGCTGCTGTAGAAGGACGGTTGCTGTTTGTTCCGCCATTAACTAGCGGGTGTCCGTCACCACCAGTAACACCGTCACCAGATGCAGTGAATAGGTTAACCCCATCACCAGACTGGTATGAATTGGTGAAACCGTTGTTAAGAGGATTAACCGACTTAACTTGCTTGGTATACGCCATAGCACGGGCAAGAGCTTTGGTATAACGTGCAGACAATGAGTCATACAAGTTATCTTCCATCGCTTCTTCCGTAATTGCGAATCCCATAGCAATAGTTTCGTGGTTATATCGTGCAGTAAAAGACTCTTGTGCTGAATCATAAGAGATTGCAGAACCTTCGTTTTTCACAGGAGCAGCACCAAAGCCGCTCAACTTCACTTCCTCTTCAAAACTACGCTCCGAGCTTTCAGTCTCATAAATGAGTTCATGCTCGTCTTCGTATTTTCCATACTCCAAGCCAAAAAGGGCATTAAGTCCCGGCAGGAGTTCTTTAAGCATTTGCGCTCTAGAAATAGCCATTCTTTAATCTCCTTTATACGCCTAGCGCGGTTTCGTATGCGTGGCTTAGTGGCAAATATGTCACTAAAACGTCTGTATAGGTGTCACCAACTGTGCTGGATGGGCCGTCAACAAACTCCACAATACGCGCGGGTAAGCTGTTAGTAGTAGCAATTGTAGAAGCATCTACTGCATTTTTGCTTCGACCTATAGAAGTCGAGCCAGCCGTACTGACTAATGAAACATTGTTTCCTAGTCCCGTCTGTGCAATAGATCCATCGCCTTGCATCCTGAAAACAAGATCAGGGTCGTCAACAACATATGCCATAATGTCAGATGCTGCTGTAGAAGCAGGGAATTGCTGATTAAAAGTTAGCTGGTTAGAAGTGGGATCAGTGTAAGAGCATCCTACAAATATTCCAACGGTGCCTGCAACGACAGCCGTTGTAATAGCAGATTTCTCTACTGTTCCCGCAGCAACTAGCTTAACAAAATCGCCGTAAAAGATCGCTGTGCCATAACCACTAGCAATACTCATGTGCCTAACTTTTCCTGTGAAAGAGCCGCTTGCACTAAGAGTATCAGTTGGTTCAGCACCCATAGGGGTTGCGCTGGTAGCCATAAATGACCTCCTTTAACTATAGAAACAACCCAGCAACTAGGGCTAGTTTCTACCGAAAGTTGTTCTCGTACTTCTCTCTGGATTTAAGAGAGGCATACGAGGATCGTTCTCGCGCATAAAGTTATTATCAACGGAGTTCATCTGATCATTGGCTACTTTCTGGAAGTGTTCACTTCTAGCAGCCATTGTTTCAGCAGGAGCCTTACATAATAGCAAACCACCTACTTCTAGATTGCCTTCAAACCTAGACCCGACATCTGGTTGCAGTTTCAGTTCAGGGTGTTCTTCGGCAGCACAAGGCTCCCAACCTTCCCTAAACATTTGAGAAACATGAGTGTTATCTGGCTGACCTAGGATACTAACTCGTACCCATCGGAAAACCCAACCATCCTGCGGTTCTGGATCTGGCAAGGTAGAAGCGGGAATCCACTTATCACTTGGCCTTTCATCCGCTTTACGCGAGGTGTTTTTTCTTGGTGTGCGCTCTTCAGACATCAAAAATTCCCCTTAATGAGTTCTTTTGCATACTGTTCGTTGGTTAACCCAAGCCGCTTGGCGAGAGCTACTTGAGTGGACGTTAACTGTACTTTGCGCGGTTTAGCACCATTATTCCTTGCGGAAGGTGCCACCACCGACGAGGGCTGATTGGCAGTCACAGTCGCGGTACGCCCATCTGTATCGCTTTCATCCTGCCAATCGTAACTAGGATACGAACCTCTCATGCCGTTGTCTACATATTGAAAGTATTGAGGAGAGTTAGGTCTTAAACCATGATCTCTTAATGCTTCTTCATGCAGGCCATAAGCTGTCGCAGTCATTGCCTTATTTTCTGGATTCATAAACCAAGGATTGCGTTCAGCCCATGCTGTTGACTCAGGAGAAGGTTGAGGCGGAGGCACTTGCTGTGGTGCAGCAGGGGCAACAGGAGCCGCATTATACTGCTCTTGCGGAGCAGGGGGCTGCCACTGATCTTGCTGTTGAGGCAAACTATTTTCATACCTTTCGGCTTCAGTTAGTTCTGCCTGCGCCTTAATTAACTGTTCTTGAGCGGAGACTACATTATCTGTATCTCCTTCTTCATACGCTTTCTTGTATTTTGATCTAGCGTTTTCAAGAGTCATTTCAGCTTTCTGTTTAACAGTATTAATCAAAGCACCTTCGCCCCGATTAATTAAAGCTTCATACTCTTTGTTTTTGTTTGCGAGTACTTGAGCGACTTTAACCGCCTCATCACGCATTCTTTCAGAAGCTTCTCTTTGTCTGCGTTCTTCGTTTTGCTCGTAACGCAGCTTATTGATTCGCTTCTGAACCTTTTCGCTATAACCGCTTAACTCATCGTCGTCTTCTTGGGAAGATGTTTGAGCTTTTGGCGGCCTTCGATCTTCAGGCGGCCTGTCATCAACGATTTCGTACTCAATATCTGATACTTCAGAATCGGACTCGTCTTGACTAACTTCGCCTTTTTTGCCAATAGTTGTTCTAACACCAAAGAATTTATCTTCAGCACTTGCAGGAGATTCCATCTCCAGTTCTTGTTGTACCTCACTCATACCTTAACTATCCCCCGTGGATCTTCAACAACAGCTTCTACGCTGTCATCGTTTATTAAACGAAACTCTTTTCCGTGAACTTTAAATCTAGTTCCAGAATAAGATCTCATTAATATCCAATCACCTTCTTTACAAGATGGCCCAGAAGGGAACCGCTGTTGGTCTTTGTAACAGTCTGGCCCTAATTCTAAGACCATACCTACAATAGAACCTATCTCTTCATTTTGCAGCGTTTCAGTGGCTTTTATTATGCCGCCTTCTGTTTTTTCCTCGGGGTCTGGCAAAGTAATGAGGATTTTGTACCCCTTTGGCGTGGGTAACTGCTTTGCCTTTCTGGAATTATCGTCTGACACTTCAGACAACTCTTCCTTTTTTGCTAATGATTGACTCATTAGTATCTCCTTGCACTGGAAATTCGCGTCCAGAGTCGCGTTGCACCGCATTACACGGAGAAATCATGCCTTCTCGTATCTCTCCTTGAGATCAAGAAGCTCTCTTTCAGCCATTGCAAGACCTTGTATAATCCCGCAACACTTAGAGTATTCGCTAAAATCAGCACAGCCACCACCACTAATGTGGTCGCTCATTTCATTCATCTGCGCTCTTATGCCTTTTCTGATTCCATCAATAAAGTTATCTGAAAGCGCGTCACTCATTTCTTAAATCTTTTGCTGTCTGAACGCCAGACTTAAAGCCTTCAATTATTTCTTTTGAGGCTATATCTTCAGCCTGTCTTTCGTTTTCCATTACTTCTCTTGCGATCTCAAGCCCAAGCTTTGCTTCTTCGTTTTCTTCATCGGACTCTAAACGATCACGTTCTAACTCATCCTTTAACAGGTCAGACTGTACCTTGGCATCAATCTTAGCCATCTCAATACGCTCATTCTGATCCATTCTTTCTCTTTCAAGAGAGGACTTATCCGAAGCTTTTTGCATATCGGCTTGTATTTTGCCCATTTCAGTCTGAGCCTTGATCTGAACTTGCTGCTCTTTGATCTGAAGCTCTTTTTGCTGCATCTGGACGATAGGATCTTGTGCTTGCTCTTGAGCTTGCTTCTGTTGCTGCTCTTGTTGTCCCATTTTAAGCACTTGTTCTGCCGCAGGAGCCACCAGTCGGGATATCCTGTACTCAATATCTTCTGGAAGCGGCTGATCAGGGGGTGGAAGCTCCACTCCAAGCTGTTTTTCAACCTGTTGTCGGTACTTAAACGCTAAATGCTCTTGAACATGAGCTGACATAGCCGCCATAACCTTCTGAGCGTTAGGACTTTTGCCCATAATCTCCTGTATTCTAGGATCTTGAGCCATTGCCATGTGCGTTTGTATGTGCGCTTCGTGATCTTGGTAAATAAACGCCTTAACAGGCTCTCCATTGATCAAATTCATGTTTTCACTGACCGGATCTGTCGGTTTTATCTCGTCTTCTAGCGGAACAATCCTGTCTGCGTCTTGAATATTCAGTATTTCAAGCATTTGACGGTGTAGAAGCGGCATATCGTACATTTCTGGCGCTTGTTGGGCTAATTGCAGTGCTGCTTGGTACTGCATTATGCGTTGAGCCATCGTTCCAGCGTTAGGATCGCTAACTGGAATGATATCTACACGGTCATCAAAGTCTTGGCGGGTAATTGGCTCCTCATCGGGCAGATAAGGGTATGATGAAGGGCCAAAATCCCGCACAATATTCGATAAAAGCTTTAATTCAGACCTCATAGAGGCGTGTAAACGCGCTTGAACCGCGCTCATCACCTTCATAGAGCGTTCTAATATCGCTAAAGTTGTACCAACAGGTGCTTCAGCGTTCATATCCGCTGCTTTTACGTCAGCAGCAGAGGCAAATCTTCGTCCTTCCTCAACAATATCATTTAATAATTGGTAAAGAACACTGCTTGGCTCTTTGTAAGGCAAGAAACTAATGTTGTCTCTTATCGCGCCACCGGGAACGTCTACATCTCGGAACTCTCCGGGCATGATCGGGGTGTCATCACCCTTGATTCTAAGCCCTCTAGACTTCAAACCTCCCGGTAAATTGGATAATGTGCCTGCATCAACCAATTGTCTTAGCAGTGAAGTGGCTGATTTAGCCAAACCACCGATCATATGGATCAAACCAAAGCCATAAAAGCCTAATCCGGGCATATACTGGTAGTGAACGAAATGTTCTCTCTTTAACCTAGAGGAATCATCCTCATACCAGTTGCGTCTGATCGACAAAATCGTTCGTGAGGACAGATCAATGCTTACCACATAGGGTAACTGTATACCTGTCTCTTCTCCCTTCTCGGTATCTTCAAAGCCGGGAAGGTCTAAATTAGCTTGAACCTCAAGAATGGTGTGCCTTGAGTCCAGATCGTAGTTAGCAGAATCACCTGTTAACTCATTATACTTTCTTTCAACCTCATCAATGTCTGGCGTGGGTGCGGGTAAATCCACATCAACGTAAAAACCAGACACTTGCAGCTTACGAACATCATTCGAGCTGCGCTTCATTACATGGGTTGCGCGTTCACAAGTCTCTAGGTCAGAGGCTCCGTAGCTCACCACAAAGTCCTCTGCGGGGACAAACATACTACAAGGTCTACCCATATTAGGATCGAAGTAAACCTTCCTAAACGCGCTACCAGCAAGCGGCAGGGAAAACAGCATTTTTTCTGTTTCTGCCCTGTACTCAGTCATTTTCTCAGTTAAGAGATAATTTAAGTAATCCTGAACACGGTTGGCTTGCTTTTCTTTCTCAGCATCTATTACCCCGACAATACTTGTCTTAACGGGGCCGCCTGCTGGAAAGATTTCTTGAATAGCTTGGGACTGAAAACGTATAACGGATTCAGTAAGCAAGGGGTGAAACACGCCACACGCTCCGTCCCAAGGTGTTGTTCTGTCTTCGTGCTTTAATCCTAAAAGATCCAATCCTTCAATATAGGCTCTTTCCCAGTCTGATCGACTGTCTTTGTCGGATTTGTAAGCTCCAATTAATTCCTGCGAAATAGAAGAAAGGTCTGAATCATCAATATACTCTGCTAAGTTCGCATCATGCGGAACCGACCCCATCGGGCCTTCTGGGTCAAAGTCCAATAACACACCGCCATCGGGCGTATCAATGGAAACTGACTCAGGGTTGACTATTTCAACCTCAATCTGATCCTCACCACCCCCAAAGGGGTTTGGCATATCAGGAGTCTGTAATGGGCGATCTACCGCCATTTAGCCATCTTTCCTAAACATTTGAGGTCTTGCTGCGCCGCTGCCTCTAGCAACTCCTCCTTTAGACATTTTCTTCGCGCCCTTCTCTGCTGCTTTTTTCTTTCTTCTCATTTGCGCTCTAGCAGAAAATCCGGGGGTAATGCTGTCATCTCCTCTTGTGGAAGCAGTCTTGCCACCCTTAAAATAGCCTTTGGTCTTAGGAACCATTCCGCCATTAGCCATCTTGCCTTTGCCATCAGCCGCAAAAAAAGGGACTTGCTTTCCATTCTTCTCAACCATAGG